TCCCAGGAGTTTTTTGATATTGAGAGATATGAAAAAATCAAGAATTGGATGAAACCAGACCCCCCAACAAATCTTTATCGTTACGGAACGAGAAGAAACAACGTCTTATAAATAAATCAAAAGGACAGTATATACTGTCTTATCTGGTACATACCGAATAAGAATAAATGGCCACTCCGATTCGGATTAAAAGGTCTGCCGTACCTGGGAAGATTCCACAGCTTGGCGACTTACAATTAGGTGAATTAGCTCTTAATACATATGATGCAGAACTTTATACCAAGCGTGTAAGGTCTGGAATCGGCACCGATGTCGTAAGAGTTGGTGCTGGCGCAACCGTTACTAATATTTTATATGTCACAAAAGACGGAAACGACTCCAACACAGGACAAAAGCTTGGAGACGCAAAGGCAACAATTGAAGGAGCCCTCGCAGCAGCAACAACAGGAACAGTTATTAGAGTTAGTGCTGGGACTTATATAGAGAACAATCCACTTGTTATACCCGAACAGGTATCAATCGTTGGGGACAGTTTAAGAGAAGTAACCGTAACTCCCCAGAATGCCGACCAAGATTTGTTCCATGTTTCTAATGGTATCTATGTAACTGAGATGTCATTTGCTGGGACGATGAATGCTGGTCAGGGAATTGCAGCATTTAATCCCAATCAGGTATCATATTATGATCAGTCTCCATACATTCGTAACTGCACTAACTTTATTGCTAACAGTACAGGATTAAAGATTGATGGGTCTAAGGCAATCGGACCAACCAAGTCGATGGTCACTGACTCCTTTACACAGTATAATGCGAATGGTATTGGTGTTTCTATTACTAACGAAGGATATGCTCAGTTAGTTTCCCTCTTCACCATCTGTAATGATACGGCAGTCTTCTGTGGAAGTGGTGGTGCCTGTGACTTAACAAACTCCAACTCTTCATTTGGTAATTATGGATTAATTGCCGAAGGAGTAGGACCAAAGAAATTTACTGGAATAGTTACAGAAGCAGCAGATGCAAATGCTTTCGTATTTAAATTAGATTTAAATGTTCCAACATTAAATGTTACGAATGCGATTTATGATAATGTAACTGGTTTAACAACAATCACCGTTGATGCCGACCATAACTTTAATGTTGGTATGGGTGTTACTATTGCTGGACTTGGATTTACCTGTCCTTCTGGTCCAGGAATCGCAACTTTCCCATCAGGCAATTCTGGATATATTTTTGAGGTTGTTGATACTCCAACAACAACTTCTTTCTCGGCATATGTTGGTGTTTCTACACTAGCACACACTTATGATTCTGGCGGAACCGTAAGTATAAATGCGGTAAGACCTTTTGATGGTCAGGCAATTTACCTAGACAATCTTTATTATACTGTTGATGGAATTACAATTACTTCTGGTGGTTCTGGTTACACAGGAACTGCTAACATTACAATAGAAGAACCATCGGAAGAATGGGGCATTCGTGCTACTGGTGTAGCAGAAGTTGTGAATGGAACAGTTACCAACATTGAAATGGTTTCCAATGGTCGTGGATATACAACACAACCAACGGTTACTTTCAGTTCTCCAAATGTTGGACTGAATACTGCAACTGGAACGGCAAACTTATTACCTACTTATTATATTGTTGAGAGTGCTACTCCTCTTGTTGCTGGAATTACAACGGTAACAGTTACTGAGAATGTTCCTTATGCCGTCGGTGTTGGTACAACAGTTCCTTTCTATAAGCAAAGTCGTGTTCTTGCATCAGGACATTCCTTTGAATATATTGGTTCTGGTGTAACGATTGGTTCTGCACTTCCTCAAAATGGTGGTGTTCCAATTCAAGAAAATGAGGCAGTGGACAGTGCTGGTGGATTGGTCGTCTATACTAGTACAGACCAGTCTGGTAATTTTAGAATTGGTGATGGAGTACAAATTAACCAACAAACGGGAACGATTAGTGGAAGATTCTATTCCAAGAGTTTGTTCTCCGCAATGACACCATTCATTCTAGCATTAGGAGGAAACTAAGGAATGGCACTCGCACTTAATGTTTTTAAGACAATTACACATCAGGCAACAACTGGAGAAGTTGGAATCTATACTGCTCCAGTAGGATACAGTGGTGTTGTTCTTCTGGCACAGGCAACAAATATTGACTCTACCTCTCATACTATTTCTTTTTCACACGAAAGAACAACCTCAGGTATTGCCGTAACCACCGAAATCCTTAAGGACTTTACGATTCCAGCAAATGATAGCGCAAACCTTCTTGCTGGAAAGTTGGTTGTTGAGGCAAACGATGTTCTCATCTTCTCGGCAGACACCAATAGTGGTGTTAAATTCATTGGAAGTATTTTAGAAACACTTAACTAATATCTAAAAATGGAACAGTTTCTCAGCGCCAAGTTTTTAAGTGGTAGAAATGCCAATCAGAAGATCGGTATTCTTGATAGTACCGAGAATCAAAAGGTATTAGAGGTTATTGGTCGTGTAGGTATCGGCACTACGGTATTTGATCCGAACTATCAATTAGATGTTCGTGGTGATGCTTTTATCAGAGATACATTAACTGTAAATTCTATTACGGTAACGGGTGCTGGAAACAGTTTTTCTGGTATCACAACATTCACCAATACAACTGATAATACTTTAGGTGTTGCAACTACAGGTGCTGTTCAAATTAGAGGTGGTCTTGGAATTTCTAGTAATGTAACTGTTGGTGCTGCTCTTTCTGTTAATCAAACTGCTTATATTGTTGGTGTTTCTACCTTTAAAGATAGAGTAATTTTTGATAGCACTAACTCTATTCAAATTCCTGTTGGCACTACTGCAGAAAGAGACATTGTAGGTGTTGCCGTCACAGGTCAGATTAGATATAATACTCAGTTATCGTCCTTTGAGGGTTATGGACCTGGTGGAGAATGGGGTTCTCTTGGTGGTGTTAAGGACGTAGACCAAGATACTTATATTATTCCAGAACTTTCTGCTGGTAGTGATGATGATACATTATTCTTCTACACTGGTGGAAATCTTTCTGGAACAATTTCATCAACGACTGGTGCTATATTTAATGTTGATGTTGGTATCGGATCCACACAACCAACAGCAAAACTTGATGTCTTAGGACATACCGAACTCGATATATTAAATGTTTCTGTTGCAACGACAACCACAAGTCTGACACTTTCTAATGCTGGTGTTGCTGTTACTGCAATCCTCGATGAAGATTTATTTACATCAGATCGTGCTGATGCCCTGGCAACACAGCAATCAATCAAGGCTTATGTTGATGCACAGGTAACCGCACAAGACTTAGACTTTGCTGGTGATACGGGAACTGGTGCCGTTGACCTTGATTCACAATCTTTAAATATTGTCGGAACTATAAACGAAATAGAAACCGTTGGTTCTGGAACTACTCTTACAATCGGACTGCCAAACGTAGTTGCGATTACCACTTCATTAACGGTTGGTTCTGCAACAACAATTAATTCTTCTGGTATTAATGCTCCTACTGGCATTATAACTGCAAGTTCTTTTGTGGGTGCCATAACTGGAGATTTAACTGGTGTTGCTTCTACTGCCACTCAATTAGAAACTGCAAGAGACTTCTCAATCACTGGAAGTTTTGTAACGGCTTCGGCAGTATCATTTGATGGCACTGCGAATGTTGCACTCGGAGCAACAATCACACCAAATTCCATCACACTTGGAACTTATACTTCTGGTGATTATGTTCAGTCAATCACTGGAACATCAAATCAGATAACAGTTACTGGTGGAACTGGCGAAAGTTCTACTCCAACATTAAGTGTTCCTAATCAATTCACAACCCCACAAGACGCAACGGTCACAAGAGACTTAAATGTTCTACGTGATTTAAATGTAACTGGAAATATTACTGTTGGAGGAACATCCGCAACAATCTTCACCACTCAATTACAAGTAGAAGATGCCGATATCATTCTTGGTGTTCGCACTGATGGACTTGGTAATGATGTTTCTACCGATAATACTGCAAATCACGGTGGTATTGCGATTGCATCAACCGAAGGCAATCCACTTGTAGATTTATATGTTGCTGGTATTGAGACAGTACCAACCACATATAAGAAGATTATGTGGTTTAAGGCAGGAACCTTTGCTGGTCTTGGAACTGATGCCTGGTTATCAAACTATGCTGTCGGCATTGGTAGCACTCAATTCCCAACAGGAACAAGACTTGCTGCTGGAAATGTTCAGATAACAGAAGACGACATTTCAGTTGTAAGAAACATCAATTCTTCTGGTATTATCACCGCAAGTTTATTTGTTGGTGGTGGTGTTATTGATTCCTTCAATATAAGACAAGATGGTTCTCCTGTTGGAACAGGAACGGCAAAGGAATTTGATTTTTATGAGAACTTCTTAATAACACAACCATCTGCTGGTATCGCTTCAGTTCGTCTGGCTAATGGTATTAATATTTCTGGTATCGTAACAGCAACTGACTTCAACTCAACATCAGACGCAAAACTGAAGACAAACGTTCAAGTTATTGAAGATCCACTTGAAAAAGTATTACAAATCAACGGTGTATCCTTCAATTGGATTAAGGATAATAGACCTTCTATGGGTGTTATTGCCGATAATATCCAAGAGGTATTACCAGAATTGGTAAGTGATACTGATCCCAAGACCGTTAATTATAATGGTCTGATTGGTCTTCTGATTGAGTGTGTGAAGCAACAGCAAGAAGAAATAAATGCACTCAAAGCATCAATAAATAATAATAACTAGGAGAATATAAGAATGGGCGTCAACATTCCTGGAAATGGAAGAGTAAGTATTACTGGTAAAATGAAGATTGGACCCACCTTTTCACCAATCACAGCAACTGGTGGTGCTATTAATGATGTTACTGTAGATAATGTAACTTATAGAACTCATACTTTCACATCATCGGGTATTCTGACTGTTACATCTGCAGAAAATAATATTGCTTCT